GTATGGTTCTCCCAGGTGGTGTTCAGTTCAATGGCGAAAAGATTCAAGATGATGCTAAGGCAGAAATTGAAGCTCTAGAACAAGAAATGCAGACATCCTACACCTTACCTGCTTACCACATGGTTGGCTAAAAATGCCTACAAATTTTTATTTTAATAACTTTGAGAATAGTCAAGAACAAAACCTAATTGAAGATTTAGTTTTAGAATCAATTAGAATATATGGTCTTGAGGTTTGGTACTGTCCAAGAACAGTATCTGTACAAGATGCTATTTTTAAAGAGGATGAAGTTGCAAGATTTGATAACGCATACTCTGTTGAAGTATACATTAAGAATGTCGAAGGGTTTGAGGGTGAAGGGGATTTCCTATCTAAATTTGGGTTACAAATTAGAGACAGAATTACTTTCACAATAGCCAGAAGATCATTCTTTGAGAACGTGGTTGGTTTACAAAGACCAAGAGAGGGAGATATGATATTCTTCCCTCTAACAAACAAGGGGTATGTTGTTCGCTTTGTTGAACATGAAGCTATCTTCTATCAAATGGGTTCACTACAAACATTTGATCTTGTTTGTGAACTATTTGAGTTCAATCAAGAAACCTTTGCCACTGGTATTCCAGCTATTGATGATACCTACAATGAACTTAGCTTTGCCATGGCAAATAACACCCAGCAGGTTACCCAATTCGTCATATCCACAATCGATAAGCAGGCTCAAAACGAAGAGTTTGAAACAAGAGGGGATAACATTCTTGACTTCACTGAAATCAACCCATTTTCAGAGGCTAATACTTACTAATGTTTGGTAACGAGTTTTATCACGAAACAATCAGACGCTATGTCATTGTCTTTGGTACAATGTTTAACGACTTGGTTGTGTGGAGAAGAAATGACGCTGGCTCAATTGTTAAGCGCATTAAGGTTCCCATTGCCTATGGTCCTAGGGCAAAGTTCTTATCTAGAATTCAACAGGACCCAAATCTAAACAAGCCAGATGCTATTAGCCTTCCTAGAATGAGCTTCCAGATAACTGGCTATAATTACGATGCTGCAAGAAAACTTCCGACTGTTGGCCAGATTAAAGCACCTGCTGCCAACAATGCTGTTAATGCCTCAATCTATAATCCAGTTCCATGGAACATAGATTTTGAGTTATCAATATATGTCCTCAATGCAGAAGATGGTACGATGCTGATAGAGCAAATTTTACCATACTTCACGCCTGAGTGGACAAATACAATGAAGCTTGTGGATGATCTTGATTTACGTATGGATGTTCCTGTAATTCTGAATACAATTACAACAGAAGATACCTACGAGGATTCATACGAAAATAGAAGAACAATTATTCACACATTAAACTTTACAATGAAAGGATACTTGTTTGGTCCTGTTAAGAATAAAGATATCATTAATATAGCCAATACAAGAACCTTTGTTATTGAAGGCTTCTCGAGCAACGTTCAGTCGGCAACAAGTGGCTCTAATGCCATTACAACAGTTACTATTGCTAATGGAGGTAGTGGTTATACTAATAATCAAATTGTCACATTCTCTAATGGCACAAGTAACTCAACAGCCTCAATTACAACAAATGCAACAGGTTCTATCACATCTCTAACGCTACTAACGGGCGGTAATTTTGCCAATGTATCTATAATTAGAACTCAAGTAGCTAATTCTACAGCTCCTTCCAATTCAACAAACGGCAACACATCATCTGGCACCGGTGCTACGTTCACGGTTGGTCTTGGTTCTGAGCTATTCTTCACAACAACTTCAGTTAGACCTGGCTTGGATGCCAATGGCAATCCAACAACAAATGCAGCACTTTCTGTGCCAGTTACAAGTATTGCGTCAAATGATGACTGGGACTTTATTGTAACAGTGAATACAAATCCTAATTTCCCAGTAGATGATCCAACAAATGACCCAGATACTTAAACATAAAGAAACTATGAAGAGTGTATCAAGCGCTCTTGATATGACACCACTTCCAGTTGCAGTGAAGGAAGAAGAGGAAGTTGTTATGGATAACTTACCTGATGAAACAGTTCAGGATGACTTTGATTATGCAAGAGACAATATGCGTCAACTTATCCACAAAGGGCAAAATGCTCTAGATGGTATATTGACTATTGCAAGTGGTAGTGAGCATCCAAGAGCATATGAAGTTGCTGCCGCTTTAATGAAGACAATGGCAGAGACGAATAAAGATCTCCTAGAGCTTCAAAGAACCAAGAAAGTCTTGCAGAAAGAAGACCCTAAGGCACCTCAACTAGAGGGCCCACAGAATGTAACAAATAATCTATTTGTTGGGTCTACAGCTGAATTACAAAAGATGCTCCGAGACAAACAAGATGAGTATATCGAGAGCGATAAAAACTAAGTCAGCTGTTACCACTACCTCTTATAAAGGTAATCCTAAGCTCAAAGCCGCAAACTCTCCTATGGAGTTTACGAAGGAGCAGGTCGCAGAGTACATTAAGTGTTCTAGGGACCCAAAGTACTTTGTTCGGAACTACATTAAGATTATACACATTGATAGAGGATTAATCAACTTTGATATGTATCCTTATCAGGATGATATCGTCGATACAGTGATGGACAATAGATTCGTCATCTGCAAGATGCCTCGTCAGACTGGTAAAACTACTACAGTTGTTGGCATCATCCTTTGGTCAATTCTATTCAATCCAACATACAATGTTGCCATCCTTGCCAACAAGTTCCAGCAGGCCAGAGAAATCTTATCAAGAATCAAGCTTGCTTATGAAAACCTACCAAAGTGGATTCAGCAAGGTATTGTACCAGGTGGCTGGAACAAAGGTTCAATTGAGCTAGAGAATGGATCAAAAGTTCTAGCATCAGCCACATCTTCATCAGCTGTTCGTGGTGGATCTTTCAACCTAATCTACCTTGATGAGTTTGCATTCGTCCAGCCAAACCTACAAGAAGAGTTCTTTGCTTCTGTATATCCTACGATTTCATCTGGTAAGACTTCTAAGGTAATGATCACATCCACACCTAATGGTATGGAGCTATTCTATAAGATTTGGGTCGATGCAGAAAATGGCAGAAATAGCTATAAGCCAGTTGCAGTCAATTGGTGGGATGTTCCTGGCAGAGATGATGCCTGGAAACAAGAAACAATTAATAACACGTCTGCCGAGCAGTTTAGACAGGAGCATGAATGTGAATTTCTTGGTTCATCCAACACTCTAATTAGTGGTGGAGCATTACGTAGGATGACATTCCTACCTCCTATTGAGGAACATGGTGATTTAAAGATCTACAAGCTCCCTCAAAAAGATCATCTCTATGCTATATCTGTTGATACATCTAGAGGCACTGGTGCTGACTATTCAGCTTTCTCAGTAGTAGATGTCACTCAGTTTCCATATGAGATTGTAGCCACATATAGAAACAATAAAATATCCCATCTATTATATCCAACCACAATAGATAATGTGGCTAGAAACTACAACAACGCTTATATTTTAGTTGAGACAAACGATAATGGCCAGCAGGTAGCTGATACACTAAACTATGATTTGGAAAATGAGAATGTGTTGAAGGTAGCTCAATCCAAATCTGGCCAAGTTTTAACCAGTGGTTTTAACGCCGCTGGATCTAAGTTTGGTATTAAAACATCTAAACAAGTTAAGGCAATTGGTTGTGCAACCTTGAAGACGTTGATTGAAGAAAATAAGCTGCTGAATTACGATTATGATATATTACATGAGATGACCACTTTTATAAGTAAGGGTACATCCTACGAAGCAGAATATGGCAAAAACGACGACCTGGTGATGACTCTCGTTCTTTTTGCCTGGATGTCAACCCAAAACTTCTTTAAGGAGCTAACAAGCATTGATATTCGACAACATCTGCTCAATGGAATCCCACAGGCTGCTGATGATGACCTCCTCCCATTTGGTATTGTAGATGATGGTAGACATGAACTTGCAGACGAATCAGTCATCAAATATACGTCAAATTTTGATAAAATGTTAGCGTCCTAAAACATGAACCCAGGGAATTTATAAATAATTTCAGTAGCTTTATTCAATAGATTTGTCTACGAGGAGAATCACGATGGCATTTCAAGTTAGCCCAGGCGTAAACGTAAGCGAAATCGACTTGACAACAGTGGTTCCTGCTGTATCTACCACAGAAGGTGGTATCGCAGGTGCTTTCCGCTGGGGTCCAGTAAACGATCGCGTAAATATTTCTTCAGAAGTTGAACTAGTTAAGACATTTGGCAAGCCAAATGATGACAACTTCGAAACATTCCATGTTGCATCTTCATTCCTAGCATATGGCAACCAGCTATATGTTGTCCGCGCTGCTGACGCAAATGCATACAATGCATATGCTAACTCATCAGCTGCTACAGACTTACAGGTTAAAAATCTAGATGATTATCTAACAGCAACAACAGGTTCTGGTGGTGCTTTATACCGTGCAAAGTGCCCAGGGTCAATTGGTAACTCTTTAAAGGTTTCAGTTTGCGACTCTGCTAACGCTTATCAATCAAACATCATGTCATCAGTAAGCAATAGCAATAATACACTTTCATTTGCTGTCAGCGTTGGTGCAAACACAGGTACACTAACAGCAACTCAAGCATCACAAAACGTAACAGTAATCACAGTATCAGGTGGCGGTACAGGTTATACAGACACAGACGTTATTGTTCTATCCAATGGTACATCAAATACAGGCAACTGTACGATTACAACAAATGCGTCAACCGGTGCAATTTTGTCTGTAACAGTTGTTGGTGGCGGCCAGTTCCCAAATACATCAGTAATTAGAGTGCAAGTGGCTAACTCAACAGCTGGCGCCAATTCAACAAACGGTAACACATCAGCTGGTTCAGGTGCTACATTCACAGTTACACTTGGCTCAACAGCTGCTGCTAACTCGCTAGCAAACACAGAACTAAACGCGCAGCTTGAGCTACTAACAGTAGGTGACCGCCTAAGGGTTGGTAACCAGTACTTGAAGATTACATCTAAGGGTTCAGGTTCAGGTGTATCAAATGGTGTCGTAAGAGCCACACTAAGCTTTGAAGACATTTACACTGGTTCTGCTGCAGTTTCTAAGTCAACCAACTCAACATCCGCAAGCGCTGTAACACGCTATTGGGAATTCTTTGATCAAGTTGACAAGGCTCCAGGAACATCAACATATGTTGCAGAGCGTGGTGGCGTATCTGATGAAATGCATATCGTAGTAGCTGATGAGGATGGTTTATTCTCAGGTGTCAAGGGTACAATAATTGAAAAGTATGAAGCTCTTTCTCGTGCTACAGATGCTAAGAGAGAAGGTGCAACAATCTTCTATAAAGATATTATTAACAATTCATCAGAATATATGTGGTGGTTCAATCATCCAGGTGCAGCTTCATACTCAGGCCTATCAAACACCATGGCCTCTGGTGACGTTCTTGCAACACCTAGAACATTCTCATTTGCTGGTGGCACAGATGGCGGTGGTGAAGCAAACATTGCATTCTCATACCTAGCAGCTGCATACGATAAGTTTGCATCAGCTGAAGAAGTAGATATTTCTCTAGTTCTAACAGGTAAGGCAAGAGGTGGCACATACGGTGAGCAGCTAGCCAACTATCTAGTCGACAATATTGCAGAAGTTCGTAAGGACTGCGTAGTATTTGCATCGCCAGAAAGAGGCGATACTGTCGGTGTACAAGCAGGCACACAGGCTGATAACATTGTCGAGTTTAGAAATGCTCTAAGATCAACGTCTTATGGTGTTCTAGATTCTGGTTACAAGTATATGTACGATCGTTACAATGACGTATATCGCTTTGTACCACTAAATGGCGATACAGCTGGTTTATGTGTAAGAACAGATAACATTCGTGATCCATGGTTCTCACCAGCAGGCTTTAATAGAGGCCAGATCAAGAACATTGTCAAGCTATCATATAACCCAGACAAGGCTGACAGAGATACACTATACAAGGCAGGCGTCAACCCAGTGGTTACATTCCCTGGTCAAGGTACAGTCTTGTTTGGTGATAAGACTCTACTAGCTAAGCCATCTGCATTTGACAGAATCAATGTTCGTAGATTGTTCATTGTTCTCGAGAAGGCAATTGCTACAGCTGCCAAGTTTACACTATTCGAGTTCAACGATGACTTCACAAGAGCTCAGTTCCGCAACTTGGTAGAGCCATATCTACGTGAGATCCAAGGCCGTCGCGGTATCTACGACTTCAAGGTAGTCTGTGATACAACGAACAATACACCAGAAGTTATTGAC